ACTGGAACTTTTGATTCACTATCTGAGAGATGCATGTGTTATGATCGCGGTGAAATTATCATTTTCGGCGCGAATGGCGGCACGTGGTCACCTACGCTATGTCCCATTCACGAGATTGATGTGCGGAGCAGGCGAAATGTATATTTTGACACAGATGATTTCGACACTCAATCCGAAAGCGGTGGATCGGTACTTCCTGATGCTGACACTGACTCTGGGCATGAAAATATATTCCCAGAGGCGACAAGATATAGAGCGCCTACATCGGAGTCAGATGAAGAAGATTTTGTTGGAGGACGAGATACAGAGACTGGCCTCCATTGGTACAGTGGAGCCGAGAATGACAGAAGAATGAATCAGGCTCAAAATGTATTGATGCGAGATTTCCCTAGAGAATTCAGAGATAGATCGACTACTGATGAATCGGCAGAAGAGCTGATCCTGTCCGGGCGGAGAGGTCAGTTTCTCATCAATTATATCGCGGGCGCTTTTGGATTTAGATTGCCTTATCACGTTATCATCGATGAGATACTGGAACAGGACGGAGGCTCGCCATTGGGAACGGTGCACAAGAAAAGGAAAAGGAGACGTCGCAAGGGAAAAGTATCCTGTAAACCAGATGATGAATCCGAGTTGGATTCGGATGATGATAGCGACGATCCTGGAGATAGACCTGATTTGGTTAGAAGATTGAAAAGAGCAATGAGTAGAATGAAAATTTCCAAACCGGCACCGATCGTCACGAATAATGTCGTTAATTACAATCCGGTGGTGCGATTGTATGATGTAAATAGATGTAATTTAATTGGTGGTGGTATATCACATGATGTCATGGACGTAGCGGTGCATAGAGTTACTACGTCATATGATTCGGGAGAAAATATTTTTGTTGAAACTCAACAGAGCGTGTTTGACACTAGCTTATCAGCTAGTATTGTTCTTTTTCACGTGTTTGGTAATCCCAAATCGAAAGTGTTTGCACAATGCAGTCAGAAATACGGGGGCCCATCGGTTGCACAAGCGAAAGTAGGAGACCTGGTACCTCACAATGCACGTCGTAAACTCATTTATTCATTCCCAACGACCAGATCAAAAATGTCCGAAAGAGTGTTAGCTCAACAATTTAAAATTCTGGCGGAACACATTAGATCCAGTTCATTAAAACATGTGGTGATGTCGAAACCAAATTTGATGGAGTTTGGCTATTCATGGAATACAATATCTCGTTTGATTAATCACCATATGCATCCGGTGACATGTTTGCTTCAAATTTGCACGGACAAACCGGCGAAGGGTTCTGCATCAATGACGGCCGTTTCTAATGTCGTGTCTGATGTTCTGGGTGTGCATGGTGTGAATGATAATTGTAAAGTGTGGTGCGAGAGACCGGTAATTCCTTACCATGAAATCGTGCATGAACCGCTCTTAGATAGAGGCGGCCTGCTTATGGATTTGCAATGGTTCTATGATGAGGTGTTGCCGGGATGTTCGACTCACAACCAACAGCATGATTCGAGACACGTTGCGTTTTCTGATATCGACTATCCTCTTGAAAATTTGAAATTCTCATCATCCAAACATTACACGGAATTTAGCAAATTTGATAAAATGAGACCGGCACTGAGAACGTCAGTACCATCGATTAGGGAACCCAGCCAGATAGAATCTCTTCTTGCATTGATTAAAAGAAATCTTAATGTACCAGAAATCTCGGGGGTATCATCACACGTCACGGTTGCAAAGGCGATGTTTGAAAGATTCTTGGATGCGTATATATCACCGGAATCACGGGAATTGGCGGACTCTTTTGCAGACAATCCGGTGCAGATGAATACTCATTCAATGTCCGACTGGTTGATTAATCAACCAAGAGCTAATGTGGATCAGATCCAGGATCCGAAACCAGCCTGGGAATTACCATTGGATGAGTATGATTTTATAATCAAGAGATGTCCTAAACCAATTTTGGATAATACCGCACCATTTACGTATAATGCATTACAGACTATAGGATCTCACCCAAAAGAAGTCAATGTAATTTTCTGTCCAATTTTTAGAGATGTCAAAGCGAGACTGATGTCAGTCTTGAGACCGAATATAAAGATCTTCTGCGATACGTCTCCCAATGAATTTGTAGACATGTTGAATAGGGAATTTCCCGTAGAAATAGACGAGATGGAGAAATTGGAGATTGATCTTTCTAAATTTGATAAATCACAGGGTCCCATGTTTTTGGAATTTGAATTAATGGTGTACAAATATTTCGGAGTATCGGAAGAATTCATTGATTTGTGGAGGAATGCACGCACGGAGACGAAACTTATTGATAGGTTACATAAACTCATTGCTTTCATTATGTTCCAGCGAAAGTCCGGAGCAGCAGACACATATATTGGAAATACCATAGTTACCATGGGAATTATAGCGGCACTATATATAGTTGAACAGTGTGCACTGGCGATGTTTGCAGGGGATGATTCAGGTCTTTATTCTGAAAAACCCTTTGAAGAACGCAATCGTGTGGTATCAGATCTCTTCAACATGGAATCAAAATTTTTCTCGGGATTTAGGTATATGTCATTTTGTTCTAAATTTCTAATTGTAGCTGACGAACACTGGTATTTCATCCCCGATCCGGTCAAAATCGTAACCAAGTTAGGAAGATCAGATCTTGTTAATCCGGAGCACGTTGAGGAATACCGCGTATCATTGAATGATCTCCTTACAGGTTTACGTGACGAAAAGTGTTACTACGAATTGGGACTGGCTGTTGCTGAAAGATATCTTACTGGAGTGACAGATTTTTCTTATGCTTTCAGAGCGTTGTCGAATATTACCAGCAATGCCGAACTCTTTTCGCAGTTATTCTTTTCGGAACCTAATGATCTGCATGTTAACGATCCTTCTCGTCCAACCCTTGACTGAAGGAATCCAGTGTGAATTAGCAGAACAAGGAACGTTACCGGTGGCGTCAACGAAAGGATCACCAAAATGGGTAAAATGTGGTGACCAGTTCATTGTGGTACCGACCTCAATGTTTAACTCGTTCCCTATCGAAATTCCAGAACATACATATTATTTAGGCAAAGCCAAAGATAACGAAACCAGGATTTTTATTCTGCCAGCAATGTTCATAGATCCCTACGTGAACATTGAATTGTCTGCACCCATCGATATGGTGATGTTTCCACCGTTCGCTCCGAAATCAGGATGCGTGGAATACCTGGAGACTAATGCTATCTTCAGGGCAGAATGTTCACTACCGGGATACTGTGGTCAGGTTCTTAGTCATCAGATAACATCAACATGGTGGGGCCAAGAGTTCATCATGTGTTATGGGATGTCATCACCATTACCAGCCTATACCAAGACGACATCGCCAAACAGAGAAGATGATTATCTCATGCCCAATTCATGGTTCTTTAGATACGAAGTTACAGGCAAATTAGATATGGGAATTGGTGGTGATTATTCCAAATTGGGTTTTGAACTTTTTGATTACGATATGTCACAATTGTCATTAATGTTTCAGGTCATTCATAATAACTTAGGATACACATTCTTTCCAGCTATATTTTCTGATTTCACATTTACGTTGCCTTTGGGTCCGGATTCTAAACCATCATATCCGCAGACTGAACTCATTTCATCAGGATCTAGTTATTGTCTTAAGCATTTCTATAGGAAAATTACTGATATTGAATCAATTGTTT